AAGGTAACGCAAATACTCTATTGGTATTTCACCAGGCACTAACATTGCTGCAAGTTCACCAATCAGTGGTACAGTAAGCAATCCAACAGTAACAGTTGCAAACATTGTTATCAATGGTACAACAGTTAACTTCACAGGTACAACACTAGTTGATATGGCAAGTAACATTGACAACGCAGGCATAACAGGAATTACTGCTGCACCGTCAGCTAACTTCTTGGCTATTACAGCAACAAACGTTGATCTAACACTAGCAGAAGGTTCAAACACAACATTGGCAACACTAGGATTTAGTCCAAGTGTAACTCCGCCAGCTAACAACATTGTTGGTAGTGTAACTGCTCCAACTGTATCTGCTCCGGGTAGTATGACAATCAATGGTGTACAAGTACCATTTACAACAGGTCCACTACTAGCAGATGTTATTACAGACATTACAGCTAAGTCAATCACAGACATAGCGGCAACACTAACAGGTGGCAACGAGCTACTACTAACAGGTACTAGTGTTGATATCGTACTAGGTGCAGATGCAACAACACTAACAGACTTGGGTCTAACAGCAGGCACAACAAGTCAAACAGTACAACAAACAGGTACAGTATCAGGACCAACTGTTACACTAGCAGATACTATGGTTATTGATAGCACAACTATTGTACTAGATCAAGGTACTGGTACTCTAGCAGATGTAATTGCAGACATTAACGGTGCGGCAGTTCCAGGTATCACAGCAGAAGACAATGGCAGTGGTTATTTGGTAATACGCAAAGGCGGTAGTGGTAGCATTACACTTGCAAACGGCAATGGCACGCCATTAACTGCATTGGGCATTACAGCAGGTACAACAGCTACGTCAGGTGGTATGAGAGCAGGACAAATGCGCATACTAGTTGATGATAGTGCTAATGTGTACAGCATTGATGACCAATACAACATTCCATCGAGCAGCGTAGACGTTACCTTTGACGGTGATATCACTGGTGATACATTTAGTATCACATACGAAAATAACGAAAGCGTAAACGTAACCCTTAACTATACATTTGAGATTTGGAAAGCTTAACTCACAACGATTCGCAAAACATATGGCTAGGTCGTCCAGAACAGAGACTAGCTATGTGGCGAACATTCCGCAAAGATTACAAACAAGCTGACGCTGAACTTTTATGTTCAGCAACGGCACACTGGTGGGGCAATGCTCCACTACACAGCATAAGTTTAGACCCAACATCACCGCACAATTGGCCTGATGCGTGGGAATTAATTCACAGTGGTAACATATGTAAATATAGTGCCGCATTAGGGATAGCATACACAATATATTACACCAACAATAGCTTAAACAACATTATAATGCGTGTTTTCGATGAAGAGATCGATGATATATATAATACAACATTAATAAACAATCAGCTATTATTGGGTAAAAAAACTGGCAAAGTTATGAACTGGTCAGACGCTAAACCTTACCTTAAAATAGAAGAACAGTGGCACACTAGTGACATTGTAGATAGTATTAAACAACACAAATAAAAAGCCCATCGAGGAAGAGGAAACTGAAGAATGAGTGACATTATGGTCGTCAAACGTGACGGAACAAAAGAAGCATTGGACATTGATAAACTACACAAAGTAGTTTTCTTTGCTTGCGAAGATATCAAAGGCGTAAGTGCCAGTGAAGTGGAAATTAAAAGCCACATTCAATTCTATGATGGCATAGAATCTGCAAACATTCAAGAAACACTTATTAAAAGTGCTGCAGATCTTATCACAGAAGAAACACCAAATTACCAATGGGTTGCAGGAAGACTTATTAACTATCACCTGCGCAAAGAAGTTTATGACAGCTATACTCCGTTACCTCTGCGTGAGATTGTTGAAAAGAACGTAGCTCGTGGATATTACGACAGTGAACTACTAACTTCATACAGCGCAGACGAATGGGAAACTCTTAACAACTATATTGATCACGACAGAGATAATACTATTGCATATGTTGGTATGGAACAAATGCGTGGAAAGTACCTAGCACAAAATCGTGTTACTGGTGAAATTTTTGAAACTCCACAAGTTGCGTATATGCTTATTGCCGCTACACTGTTTGGCGAGTACCCAGCTGAAACACGTATCAAGTATGTTACAGATTACTACGATGCAATCAGCAAGTTTGAAATCAGTTTGCCTACACCAGTAATGGCAGGTGTACGTACACCACAACGTCAGTTCTCAAGTTGTGTGCTTATTGAAACAGGCGACAGCTTAGACAGCATCAATGCAACATCAAGTGCTATTGTTAAGTACGTAAGTCAAAAAGCAGGTATTGGTGTAGGTGCAGGTAGCATCCGTGCTATTGGTAGTCCAATCCGTAATGGCGATGCAAGTCACACAGGTGTTATTCCTTTCTACAAAATGTTCCAAAGCGCAGTTAAAAGTTGTAGCCAAGGTGGTGTACGTGGCGGAGCAGCTACATTGTATTATCCAATTTGGCACTTGGAAGTTGAAGACTTACTTGTACTAAAGAACAACAAAGGTACAGAAGACAATCGTATCCGTCACTTGGACTATGGTGTACAGTTTAACAAAATTATGTACGAACGTTTGATCACAGGCGGAGATATTACATTGTTTTCACCAAGTGATGTTCCAGGACTGTATGATGCATTTTTTGCAGACCAAGACAAGTTTAGAGAACTATACGAAGCCGCAGAAGCAGATAAAACTATTAGACACAAGACAATTCCAGCTATTGAACTTTTCTCAAACTATATGGAAGAACGTAAAAGTACAGGGCGTGTGTATTTGATGAATGTAGACAACGCAAACGATCACGGAAGCTTTGATGCAAACGTTGCACCAGTTAAACAATCAAACTTGTGTTGTGAAATCAATTTGCCTACTAAGCCACTTAATCACGTATTTGATAAAGAAGGCGAAATCAGCCTATGTACACTAAGTGCTGTCAACTGGGGTGTTATTAAAACAGTAGCAGACTTTGAAAAAGTTTGTAACCTAGCAGTACGTGGATTGGATGCACTACTTGATTATCAAAAGTATCCAGTACTAGCCGCAGAACTAAGCACAATGAAAAGACGTCCGTTGGGTGTTGGCATCATTAACTTTGCATACTGGTTGGCTAAGAATGACTTTAACTATCAAGACATTGATGCAGATGGACTAGCAATGGTAGACGAATGGGCAGAAGCTTGGAGTTACTATCTAATCAAAGCAAGTGCAGACCTAGCAGTTGAAAAAGGTGCACCATCGGGTATCAACGAAACAAAGTATGGATTGGGTATTACACCAAACCAAACATACAAGAAAGACTTAGACGAACTAGTACCACACGTTGAGCGTATGGACTGGGCAGGACTACGTGAGCAACTAAAAGCAACAGGCATTCGCAACAGTACACTAATGGCACTTATGCCAGCTGAAACATCAGCACAGATTTCAAACAGCACAAATGGTATCGAACCACCACGTAGCTTGGTTAGTATCAAACAATCAAAGCACGGTGTTCTAAAGCAAGTTGTTCCTGGTATTCACAAGTTGAAAAACAAGTATGATTTACTTTGGGATCAAAAGTCTCCACTGGGCTATTTGAAAATTATGGCAGTATTGCAAAAGTACATTGATCAGGGTATTAGTGTTAACACAACATACAACCCAACATTCTACGAAGATGAAAAGATTCCAATGAGTGAAATGATCCAACACTTGTTGTTCTTCTACAAGTATGGTGGTAAGCAACTTTACTACTATAACACATATGACGGACAAGGCGAAATTGACGTTAGCGATGGCACTGAAGCACAACTTGAAGCTGGTGCAGTAGACGACGAAGATTGCGATAGCTGCACAATTTAATCAGCAAACACAAATTTAATCATTGACAAACTGCGCATAGTTATGTATACTATGCGTAGTACCTTTCAACCAATATCACTCTAGCGGAGCAACTATGACAAACAACAGCGTATTCAACACGAACAGAGAAGGTAGTCACCTGGACAGCCTTGCATTTCTTGACCCAGCAGGTGGCGTAAGCATTCAGCGTTATGATATGCTAAAGTATCGCATCTTTGACCAGCTAGTAGACAAGCAATTGGGTTTCTTTTGGCGCCCAGAAGAAGTAGACGTTATCAAAGACGCAAAGGACTTTAAAGACCTTAACGAACACGAACGTCATATCTTTACGTCAAACCTAAAGCGTCAGATTCTTCTAGACAGTGTACAAGGTCGTGCGCCAGTAGAAGCATTTGGTCCACTTGTGAGTATTCCAGAACTTGAGTCTTGGATTATGACTTGGACATTCTCAGAAACAATTCACAGTCGTAGCTATACACATATTATCCGCAACGTGTATGCTAACCCAAGTTTGATTTTTGACGAAATGATGGACATCAACCAAATTACAGATTGTGCAGATGATATTACAGTTTACTATGATAGACTTATTGAAATGTCAAACTGGTACAACTTGTTAGGCGAAGGTACGCACACAGTTAACGGCAAGAAAGTTGTTGTTGACAAATACGAAATCAAAAAAGATTTGTATCGCACACTTATGAGTGTTAACATTCTTGAAGGTGTACGCTTTTATGTCTCGTTTGCTTGCTCGTGGGCATTTGCAGAATTGAAGAAAATGGAAGGTAACGCTAAGATTATTAAACTAATCTGTCGTGATGAAAACTTGCACCTAGCAAGTACACAAAAGCTTCTTAAGATTCTTCCACAAGACGACCCAGACTTTATTACAATTGCAAAAGAAACAGAAGCTGAATGTATTCAGATGTTTGTTGATGCAGTAGACCAAGAAAAAGAATGGGCTAACTATTTGTTCAAAGATGGCTCAATGATTGGCCTTAACGAGCAATTGCTAAGTGAATTTATTGAATGGATTGCCAACAAGCGTATGCGCACAGTTGGTCTTGAAAGTCCGTACACAGTTCCACAAGCAAGTCCACTGCCTTGGACACAAAAATGGATTAGTGGAGCAGATGTACAAGTAGCACCACAAGAAACAGAAATTACAAGTTACGTTGTAGGAGGCGTTAAGAAAGACGTCGACAGTAACTCATTTAAAGGCTTCTCACTTTAAGGATACAAGACTATGTCACCAGTAATAGTATATTCTAAGCCAAACTGCCCGTACTGCGTAAAAGCAAAGCATCTATTGGAGATGCGTAAAATACCATACGTAGAGCGTGTAGTAGGCGAAGATGTAACAAGAGAAGAACTGCTTGAAGCGGCACCGAACGCTCGAACAGTTCCACAGATTATTATCAATCAGAAAAGCATTGGCGGGTATGACCAGCTAGTAACTTATATCGATGAAACAGGATTTAACGCAACAGGATTTACACTATGATTATTCAACCAAAAACCACAGGCACTATTGTTAGCTTGAAGCTAATTAGTGGCGAAGAAATTGTCGGACGCTTTGAAAGCGAAGACTTCAACACATTTAAAATCAGCAAGCCTTGCTTGGCTGCAATGACACAGAATGGCCCAACCCTTGCACCATTTATGTTTACTATGTCGCCACTAGACGAAGCTGATGCTAACCACGTTATTGAAATCAACAAGAACACAGTTGTAACATCAGTTGTTACATACAAGCCATTTGCTGATGCATACACTAATGCAACATCATCAATCAAACCAGCATCGGGTCTTGTACTATAATGATTAAAGTTGCAATAAACGGTTTTGGGAGAATTGGCAGGGCAACCGCTCGACATATTTTGGAATCAAGACCAGATATGCAACTTGTTAAAATTAATGCAACAGGCGACTTGGACACT